CACCAAAAAATCCCCCACATAACAAAAAAAGAAGCCCCAAAGGACTTCAAAAATCGGCATCTGGTGACCCGCCGGGGAATCGAACCCCGGACACCCTGCTTAAAAGGCAGGATTAAAGCCTGTATTTACACCGCAATATCGAAATCCGACACCAAATTTGACACACTATGATGTACTGAGATATAACACAGGTTATATCTCGGTACCGTCCTCGAAGCGAAAACAACATATAAATTCCGCTCCCAGCTCCGCCGCGATCCGCTCCAAGTCCTCCCGGGTCAGCGTGTTGCGCTTGACCTTTTGGTTAAGGTTGGATGGAGTTGTGCCTAGCCGACGTGCAAGTTCCGCCTGAGATGTGCCCTTATATGTTAGTGCCATTTTGAGCATCTGCTCTGTTGTCATATTTATCACCTCGACAATATCATACAGCATTTAATGTATAATGTCAACGTAAGCATAAAAATAATTTAGTATAAAATTAAAAATCTGCTTGACATTATACAGCGATTGCTGTATAATAGAGACAGTTAAAGGAGATACCTAATACACAAGGAGGACACAGTAATGTATGTAACTTACAACAATACTCAGGTAGACTTTGAGGCGGCTGTCAATCTCATGGACGATGAAATCCGCGAAGCCCTCCATGCAGAACTGGCTCCCTGCACCGAGCAGGAGTTTTTTGACGCATACTGCAAGGCTCACGAGGAAAAGTACGGTGAAGAATTCGCAATTTGATTTAACCGGTCAAACGTTCGGCCAGTGGACAGTGTTGTCGCTGGCCGAACGCGATAAGCAAGGGCGCGCCTGCTGGCTTTGCCGGTGCTCGTGCGGCAAAGAGAAGGTGGTCGCCGCGTCCAATCTGCGGCGCGGTGCCAGCACATCGTGCGGGCACGATCGTGGATCAATGCGGCGTGCAGATCTCACCGGCCAGCGCTTTGGCAAGTTGGTCGTTATCCGTCGCACAGGATATGACGCGTCCGCGCATGCATCCATCTGGGAGTGCCAGTGCGACTGTGGGGCGGGTTGCGTTGTGTCGGCAAACAATTTGCAGTCCGGGCATACAACCTCCTGCGGGTGCGTACAGGCTGCCAGGCAGCATGAAACGGCGCAAAGAGTCGCCGCCCTCAAAGCGTCCCCTCTATGCGGACGTTTTGAAACAAACCGGGCCGCAAAAGAGTTTGTCGTATCGAAGGATGGGAAGACGTGGGACGTCAAAAATCTGCGGAACTGGGTGCGGAATCATACGGAGCTGTTTGACATCTCTGCGGAAGATCAGGCTGTAGATCGCGTGGCAAAAGGACTATACGATGCGGCGGCCAATGGATATCGCTGGCATGGCTGGACAGTAAAAAGACGATAAGAGAGCAACAAAGCCCCTCCATCACGGAGGGGCTTTGCCTTATCTATGCTCGATTAAGAATAATCAGCACCCGGATAGCGCTCAGAGGCAGATCCAGCACAAGATCCTCCCCTTCCCCGCGCTTGCCCTTGAGCTTCCCTGCCGAAATCAGCTTATCCAGCTCCTGCCGGTACCCGCTGGGCACATCCCGCAACAGGTGGCAATACGGCTCGATCGGGCGCAGCTCGCCGCTGTCGTTAAGTCCCACAACCATGTTGGCCAACATTGCGCCGCCGAGGTCGAGGTAATAACACTTGCCCTTGCTATCCACGTACCACTGATCCTCCAGCACGTAGCCATCAGAATCAAAGCGATACCACTTATCCTTGATTTTAGCCCAGCAATCGCGGTAGTAGCTTGTCTCCGAATTAGCATACCACCAGCCCTTGCTATCCTGGTGCCAGCCTACCGTATATTTGCGGCTGCTGGTGATGCTGCCGGAATTGGCCATGATATTGATATCGAACTTGCCAGAGCAACCCGGAATGACGTAGCTGCTGCTGTACTGCCAGAGGTCATAGCTGGTAACGCTGGGCGCGGAAGCGTACTGCGCATACCACTGGCTGTAGCCGCCGACGCTATTTAGGTCAACCATCCGGTTGTAATAGTCCTTGTTGTAGTACACGCCCGGGGCGTAGCCTGCCGATTTGACTGCTTCACAAAATTCCACCGTGTGGGCATTAAACGCGCTCTTGCCCAGCGTCACGCCGCACTTGGCTGCATAATCGACGGTATCATACTCAAAGTCAAAATACACAGGCAGCACAATCTTGTCCTTATAGGGTTCTAAGAGGCTGAGGCAGAACGCTGCTTCTTTTTTTGCGCCCGCTGCATCCAGAGCATAAGAGAAATGATATACGCCGATCATTAGTCCCTGCGCGATTGCACCGGCCATGTTGGCCTTGAACTGGTTATCCACATGGGATACGCCGTAGCCGTCCCGAATAATCGCAAACTTAATCCCGGCCCTTTTAATTGCTGCCCAATCCAGGACGCCGTTGTGCTCGCTGACGTCAATGCCGAGCCACTTATCCGCCATAGTAACCAGCCTCCTTCAGCACAGTTCGCCGTGCTTCGATGTCGGCGGCGTACTCAGCCTTGATGCGCTCCACCTCAGAGATGTCCATGCCGCAGTTCGCGGCAATTTCGGCAGCATCCAGCCCGTAGGCAAGGGCTTTAATTGTCTCCATAATTTCGGGGGTATACATGTTACTTGTCCTCCTTCTGTTGCTGTTTCGCAGCCTGGTGGATGCCAGTTGCGGCAAAACCGGAAACCGCGCCAATCGCAGCAGCGGTAATTGGGTCACCTGCTGGAAAATCTGGCATGATGTACAATGCCACAATGCCCAGCGCCAGTCCAACAATACCACAAATAACCGGGATCCACTTATTCGCAATGCCAGAGGCTTTTACGCCCTGCCCAATCAGATAGGCGAGTACGGTAATAGCCGCAACGCCAGCAATTCCAAAATCCATATCTGCGCCCTCCTTAAAGCGTAATATTCTCAATGATAGCCCGTTTCTCCAGGCAGCCGAGATATAGTCCCATCCACTTTTGCTGTTCTCGCAACAATGTGACAGGGCAATCATGCGCAGGTGGATTGTCCCCAGTCAACTCAGCTACCTCGATACGATCACAGTAGTTCTTCAACTTTTGATATCTGATTTTCGTCTGCTGATACTCAGCGATAAAGCGTTTTTTGTAATCGTCGCTAAGCATACCATTTACAGTTTCGTCAAGATTCACGTTGGTGTTTTTAACGATCATGTTTCATTGCCTCCTCCAGGTCACTAATTCTATGGTTTGCCACGCTCAATTTTTCTTCTACCACAGGCATTCGCCGTGCGAAACCGTTGTGCTCCCTGACCTCCCGTGTCAGTTCTTCAATCTTCGTTTCCGTGACCGCCTGGTTTTTTTCCAGGTTTGCCTGCATCTTTTTTGCCGTGCTGTGGCTGGTAATGACCACACCTACCAGCGCCAGCACCCCTGTTATGAGTGGCGGCACGATTGCAATCGCAAGCTCCAATGATTACACCTCCGTAAAATATGTCCCATCGTTCGTCGCGGTCGGCACGCCGTCCTCCAGTGCGACATAAAGGTGTGTTCCGTCAGTATAGTGGTACCCTGCCTTGACCTCATGCCCCTCCGTCCAGCGCAGCGGATTTTTTAGGGTGCCCAGCGCGTCAGGGTCTTCCACCAGCTCCCAAGCAAACCCGGCGGACGAGCTGTACACCGGCTTCCACCTGTACCCAACCTTTGGTGCCACCGTCGGCACCGGTTCCTCTGGAATCGCCGCCAGCATCAATGCAATTTTATCATTGTCCGTCAGCGGCGTAACGTTTTGCTCCATTGCGAGCTGTGCTTCCTGCATGACTGCAATTTCCTCGGCGGTCATGTCACGGATGGTTCCGTTTTCGTAAATTTTCATCTTTTCACTCCATACACAGTTGCAGTATCACCAGACTGGATAACGGATGTATCCACAAAAACCATATATAGCCCGTATGCACTCGGGTTCGCGGGGCTGGCCACATCTATTGTCCTCTTGTCGTATTGCTGCGACAGCCTGTTGTTTGTACTCATTACCCCAACGTGCGTAAACATATCGCCCATCTCTGCGTTGATTTCCGACGCGACGTAGCCGTACTCTCCCGTGACGTAAGCTGTGGCTATTGCGTTGGCCCCTTGATCAGTGCGACCAACCCTGAACCAAACATTTTTATTTAACCCACTCACGTAGGTATCGCGTGATATTAGCGCTTTAACTTTGCGGTATGTGCCAAAGTCTGCAAGTTGATAGCTTGACACATCTGCCGTCAGCGCCACATCTGCAATCTTTTCCCACTTCTCTCCGCCTCCGCCTGACGCCATATCCACCGGCTCCCACGCGGTCGGCACCCCGTTATCATCTACCGCAGAGATTTTAACGGTCTGGCCCACGGTTGCACCGGTGAGGCCAAGAGAGAGGTCTCCGGCGCTAGGAGCACCGTTCTCAAGCGTCTTAATGCGTGCGTCCAGGCTCTCCCACGTTTTAATCTCCGTGGGGGTGTAGATGTAGTCTGCTGGTTTTGGCCGATGTTTTACTTCAACCTGTGCAGCATCCAGAGTGTGATCGGTATCATACGCGTAGTAGGTCAGGTTCTCTCCCGACTGTAGGCACTCAGCGGGGATTTCCGCCCAGCCATCAACGACTTCAACCGGCAGGGCGTTTTCGTCGTCGACGCGGAAATGCATCACCAAGATACCATCCGGGGCCAATACCTTCTGTTTGGTGTCCCACTGATACAGCCAAAACTTGTTGTTTGATAATTGCACTTTCATAGCATGCGCTCCTTAATGTGGTTTGTTACGCCCTTCGTGTGAGCCTTGGCGCCCACAGGTCGCTGCCACTGTACGCCGCGTCGTTGGGGGTCTTAGAAATGTAGATGTTGCAATAAAACGACATCGGCTCGGCGATGGAAAACGTCGCGCCGTAGCCCTTTTCCCACACGTGATTCTGGGTCTGGCTGACCGCCACAGGGTCAGATGAGTACTTTGCCGACGTATACCCCTTAACCTGTGAGGTGATGGTGCGTCCGTCAGTGGGATACAATCGAAGGCCCCAATAGGAGTAGTCCACCCGGGCGCGGCGATCCGAATAGGGTGGGGTTCCGGACAGCTGATAGGTGCCCGCAGGCAGGTAAAGGGGGTAATTGGAGGACACCAGCGGGATCACCGTGGCGGCGGTGGCCCCCGAACAGGCGGTGGTTACCCCCGATTCCGAGGCCGTTGCCGTGACCCCGGAGGGGTAGGTATTCGAGTTCCCGAAGATCCACGGATACGCCAGATAGTTGTGATTGGGGTCAAAGGTGTACGTCTGCTGTGGAATTCGTTCGTAGTCCGGGCGGGCGAAGAAGACAATATCGGCGTTGCGGTTGGCGTAATTGGTACGCACCACAGTCTTAGAAAGATCGGTTACGTTATAGAACTGGTCGATGTCGTCGGAGACAATGGAGACGTGGGAAATGGACATGAAGCGGTTGTTCTGATGGGTCGAGTGGAAAATCAAATCTCCGGGTTTGCGCAAAGAAGCGTCCGTAAAGGCCCGTCCGGCGGCCCAATAATAGGCGGCCAGATCGGCGGCGTAGCGCACCATCCCGCCCAAAGTATGGCTGGAACGGATGTGATCGTCCGCCCAGGTGTAAGCGGTATTCGTTGCTAAATCAGATGCATTGTAAGTGGCATTTGCGCTCGTGTTAACATAGGGACTTTTTTGGTACGGAATCCCCCGCATCACGAGATGAATATAGGTGGAGCAGTCAATGAGCCCCTGCCCGGACGCATTGTTGAGGGGCGCGCCATCGAGAAACGTTGCGCCACCGGAATAGACGAATTTCCGGCCCGAAGCCCGGGCGATCCAGTAGCTTTTTGCCACGTCCACCGCCTCCAAAGCCCTTGGCTCGCAATAGGTTGGGGCGCTGTCGGCCCAGCGGTAGCGCTTGAGCTGCAATATTTTTTGATAAAATATGGCCGCTTGAATCTGCTCTGTCTCCCCGGAGCTTGCCCGGATTGCATTTGCTATCTGCTGGAGCTTGTCCGTCTGCGTGCTCATCAGTAACTCGCCTCCCACGTCGATACCACCGCTGCCTGAATCTGCTGGGTAACGTATGCCTGGGTGGCATAGCCGCTTAGCTCGGTTTTAGTTGACGCACTAATACTGGCCGAAGCCCTCTGTATGTCCCGCTTACTGGCGGTGCGATCCACCCGCCGGTTGTAGCTGGCGATCATCTGGTTGTACGTCTGCCGGGCATATCCAATGTCGATGCTGTCATACTGCTCCTGCAGCACGTCATACACGGTCTTAGTGACCTTCGCCGTGGCCGACACGCCGATCTGCTCAAAATACACCGTCACCGTATCGCAGATTGCAATCTGTTCAATTTGTCCAATTTGGACAAATTCCACGGTCAGGCTGACCGTCGGCACGCCAATTTGGTTTGATGCCATGTAGGTCTGGGCCCTCGTGCGCAGCTGATCCTCGGTTGGTGCGTTCTCCCATTCAGAGCTTAAATCCAACGGAAGGATGCGCGTCACCGGGTATGTGCCCTCAGCGTTGAGCACTTTTTCGGCCAGCTGTACCAGCTTTCCGTCGGTACTTTTCCAGTAGGGGTATACGCCGGTGTAGACGTTGGCGCACGACTGCTCCTGCTTGAGATCGGTCAGGTTCTTTCCGTACCGGATCACAACGCCCCGATTCTCCCCCCGCTCCTTGTGGAGGGTGACAGCGTACTTGTCAAACTCATACTCGCCGCCGTAGACATCCAGAATTCCGCCCTCACTGCCGCCCAGCAGGCTCCAGATGGCAGTAGGCACATCTACAGTCATGGTAGCTGTTGTTTCCTTATCTGTGCTGAAGGTGTATGGACAGTCCACCGCAGCATTGGTTATCAGCCCCTGCATAGCCTCAGAAGCGGACGCAGACGTAAATGGCTTAACTGGGATTCCCATTAAACCATAGGCAATATGACGCGCGTAGACGGTCACAGCGCCGGACATTGGCTTGGAGATATCATAGATGCGAAATGGCTGGTTCCGGCTCAACTCGTCCGGTTTCGCCAGGATAATCCGCTGGAGTGTGATGTCGCTGTAATGGATCCCCTGCACCGGGTATTCCATCTCCAGCTCATAGGAGCCGTTTCTCTTCTGCGTCACTGTGCAGCTGATGGCGTCAGTCAGGATTCCGAGGCCGTTGTCCGAGTACGATGTCTCCGTCTCCGTGTAAAGTATCGGTTTCACAGATGCCACCACCTTGGTGTGATTTCTACTCTGGTGATATCTCCCGCCCAGGAGATCGTGGTGCTACCATGGGGCAGCGTGGGGAATTTCTGAGCATGAATATTTGCGTTCCAGTTGACGGTTGCGCCGCCCGTGCCGATCTTGTAAGCGTTTTGCGTCTCGCAGTCCAGGTTCAGCGCCGGAGTTGGCGTTGCTCCCTTGATGCTGACAATCGTACCCCCGACATTCAAGAAACCGCTTCCGGTACCATACACCCGGATCAGGGGCCGAGCCTCCATCCAGGCGTTTTGCAGCACGGTTCCGCTGGTGACCTCAAAGGTCTCCTGTCCGGCGTCGGTGTACACCTGAGGCATACAGCCAAACTCCAAGGCAAAGGCGCGGATGCTGTTGGACAGGCATTCCACACCGGGGGCATACGCCACATAGGCCAGCCGGAAACCGTCCTCCCACGGAAAGCGCAGCGTCCGGTAGCCGTCTGTCCCCATCAGCCACTGGGAAATGGCCGCTACCTTGGCCTGAACGTCCTCGCCGGTCACAAAGCACTCCGCCGAGAAGCCGACGTTGGAGAAGCTGCCCTCATAGCGCAAAAGATCCCCGCTCCGACCCGGAACGGAGATCTTGTCCACATTGGGCTGAGCGCCCCCGATTTTAATCGCGCTTTTGAGATAGATGCCATGGGTGCGGCTGTCTACCCCATCATAAGTAAAATACTGCGTATTTTTTGCGGTCATAATGCCGCCTCCTGTCTCTCGTAATCTCGCTCCAGCAGCTCCATGATGGCTTCGGCCAGCTCCATCTTACTGCGGTAGTCGGTACCGTTGACGTTGATGGTGACGCCGGTCATCCGTGCCAGCAGAGCAATCAGCCGATCCAGCTTGGCTTCCAGCGCCGAGGTGCTGCCGGACAGCTCGCCGCCGACGGCCCCGCGGATCATACCCATCAGGGTTTTGGCACCGCTGACAACCTCATCACCGGCCTCGCCGCCTGCTAACGCAGTGCCGTTGGCGTCCATACCAAAAATGGTAGCCGTCCGAAGCAGCATGGGATAGTGCATTGCCTTGGCGTACCAGCTAATCCCAAATTTCGGGACGCTGGGGGGCGAAATTGAGAATTTTCCAGAGATGCTGATATGCGGCAATTTTAGACTTGGCAGGCTCCAAGTAAAATTAAATTTCGCTTTGATGGCCTCAATGGCGTTGTGTACCGCGTTCTTTGCGGCCTGAATCTTATCGGAGATCGTGGTCTTGATGCTGCTAAAAATACTGACAACCGTGGTTTTTGCGGCACTGAGCGGTGTGGAAATCGCAGTTTTGACCGCGTTGAATACATTGGACACCGTAGTCTTGATGCTGTTGACCACATTGGAGATCGTGGTTTTGATGCCGGTCCAGATATTGGATACGGTGGTCTTGACTGCATTAAAAACGTTGCTGACCGTCGTGCTGACCGTATTGACCGCATTGGAAATTGTGGTCGTGATGCTGTTCCAGATGCTTGACGCCGTGGCCGCGAGATTGGAGAAGAAACCGCAAATTGCATCAATCGCGGTGGAGAATGCCTCCTTGATCGCCTCCCACGCTGTCGTGACAGCCTCCCGGAATCCCTCGTTGGTATTCCAGAGGTAGATTAGACCGGCTACCAGTGCAGCCACAGCCATCACCACCAGCATGATCGGGTTGGCAGCCATGACGAGGTTAAGCGCAGCCTGTGCAGCCGTCACCACCGTCGTAATTGCCTGCTGCACGCCCATAATGGCGTTGTAGGCAGTGATTGCGGTTACGATCCCGACGATTGCTGCCTGGAACGCTTCCGCCCCTGCGCTGCCGGATGTCAGCCACGACATAAAATCACCAAGGACGCCGAGCGCAGAACTGATTGCAGCTCCGGCATTATCCACAACTGTGCAAATACCGTTCCACACGCCGTCCCAGGTGATCCCCGCAGTGGTAACATCCTCGCTGACCGTGGCAATAGCACCGCTGATCACGTTTTGGACGTCGTCAAAGACGCTGTCCACGATGTCTCCGACCTCCTGGACCGCCGACTGAATACCAGTCCAAATGTCGTTAAGAACGGTGCCGTCTGTTGTGGCCTCCTCCACGACCCACGCAATGGTGTCAGCGATCCCGGTAATCACGCCGCTGATCACGGCAGCGGCAGCGGAAATACCGGCCGCAATCCCATCCCAGACATCTGTCCAGGTGATACCGGCATCCGCCATGATCGTATTGACGGTATCACGCACCGCGCCAAAGGCATCGCCGATGCCCGTAAATATTGTCTGGCAGCCCTCCAGTAGTGACTGGAGCACGCCCATAATGCCGTTTGCTGTGCTATCAGACAGACCCAATCCATTGGTGAGCACCGTCTGAATAGCATCCATGGCCGTCTGCACCAGTGCCGGGCCACTGCTGATAATTGACCCGGCAAACGCCGAGATCAGCGACACGCCAGCCTCAATCATAGCCGGGAGTACCGCCTGCACCAGCACGGGCATCGCCGCCGTGATGATGGGTGCCATTTTAGTAATCAGCTGCCCGGTCCCCGTCAGGATCGTCTCCAGCCGCGGCAGAATATTGCTGGCAGCCGTCGCAGCGGACGAGACAAAGTTGTCCATCAGCTGGTCAAAGTCCTGTGTATCATCCGCCACGCCGACCATCAGATTTGTCCAGGCCGCTTTCATCGCGCTCACAGAGCCCTGGATGGTGGTGCTGGCCTCCTTGGCGGTGGTGCCGGTGATGCCCATCTCCGTCTGCACCAGGTGGATGGCCTCCACGATGTCCGCAAAGGAGGAGATGGAGAGGTCCGCTGTCTCGCCGTTCGCCTTTTTGAGCTTGTTGGCGTCTGCGATCAGGCGCTCCATTTCTTCCTTGGTGCCGCCGTAGCCCAACTTCAAGTTGTCAAGCATGGTGTAGTTCTGCTTGGCAAAGCCCTGATAGGCATTTTGGATGTCCACCATATTGCTGCCCATTTTGTTGGCATTATCGGACATATCCACAAGCGCCTGGTTGGCGTACTCGGCGGCTTTCCCGGTGTCATTGTTCAGGCTTTGGAGTAGAGACGCAGAAAAGCTCGTTACTGTCTCCATATAGTCGTTTGCAGACAGTCCGGCGCTCTGGAACGCCTGATCTGCATACTGCATCACCGTACCTGCGGCAGAGCCGAATAGTGTCTCGACGCCGCCCACCAGCTGCTCATAGTCCGCATAGGCGTCCAGCGCCTTTTTCGAAAATGCAGCAATGCCCGCCGAAGCAGCGCCAAGCCCGGCAACTCCGGCCGTGGCAGCGGCCTTGAACGCCGTGCCTACCACCTTGGACGCAGACCCCATCGCGGATTTCAGCCCGTTTATCAGGGCATTGCCGGAGCTCTGGCCCGCGCTTTTTCCTGCGCTGGCGGCCTCGCTGCCCAGGATGCTGCTCAGCTTACCCTTGATTCCCTCTGCCGACGGGATGATCTGCACATATGCCTTTGCAATGCTTGATTCAGCCATCGTCACTCACCTCCGGCCAGCCGCTTCCACGCAGCGTCGAATTCCGCCCCGCTCCCGTATGCAACATTCGGGGTCGTCTTTTCCACCTGCCCCAGCAGCGCCTGCGCGATAGATTTCGGGCGATCGTTTCCGCTCTGCGCTGCCTTGGTCTTTGTCCAAGAGAGAAACCGCAGGTTGTCCACTGCCATTGCAAGCAGCAGGGTTTCCTGATCGGCCTGTACTCCGGACATTTTGATTTTAATTCGGCTGTTGTCCCTCAAACCGGCAGCGAGCACCGCCAGGGTGGAAACCGGCAGTGCTCGCATATCGTAGATTCCATACGTTTCGGCCAGGTCGCAGATTAACGCGTCCCGGTCGGTGGCAATCATACCGGCGAGGGTGCAGAGTTTTTTCCCTGCTCGCCGAATCCGCGGATGATGTCCGCAATTTCCTCGCCCATCGCCTGGGGCGGAACTCTGCCATCCTCGGTGCGGATGTGGTCGTACAGCCGCTTCCGCTGATCCTTGCCCAGCAGAAGCAGACACACGTGGCTCAGGGCAAAGGGATGCCCGCCGTCGTCCAGCTCTGCCATAGCGTCCACCAGTTCCATGTTGTTCATGGCGTCATCGTCCAGCTGGTACGCAAATCCGGTTTTAGTCTTGCCCTGGATCATGTTTCCGCCCCCTTCTTGATGTACTCATAGTGGGTGTTGCCGCTATCATCCGGGCTGGCGCTGATGGTAACTTCGTATCCGATGGGCTCGCCGTCCTTGTAGACGATGTCGCCCACCTCCGTGACCTTGCCCAACGGGATCACGATACGCTTGAGCCCGTCACCCTGGAGGATCATGTCAATGACCCACACGCAGCGCGCCTGTTCGGTGCTGTTGGCCTTAACGGCCAGCCCAGTGGTAAGCGTACCGCTGACGTTGCTGTCTCCATATACGGCCTTGAGTACGGTTTCCCGGAGGCTTTCCAGCATCTTAAACTTAAATGTGTCGGGTTTTTCCGTCTGGTAGTCGCCAACCGTGTCTCCGCCCCAGGCCTTCACCGTGTCGGAGGATGGGGAGTTGGAGTTGGTCACGCCGTCCTCCGAGATGTAGCCCACTGTCGCAAATGCCGCAGCCAGGGCGGTTGTTGCATCGGTGGGGATGGCCGTACCGGCGGGGGCGCGGAAAATCGCGCCGCCGACTTTTGGCTTGCCAACGCTGACATTTTCTGTGCTATTGGTGTTTGTCTCTGCCATTGTATTGCACCTCTTTCTAGTAATGCACAATATCGTACACCGCTTGGTACCGGTGCCGTTTGCTCGTGTCGTCGTTAAACGGGTAATCGCTGTTGAGGCTGCTGGAGCAGATGCAGCTAAGCCGGATCGCATTGTCCATGGCTTTCTTCACTTGCTCATTGAGCTGTGCTGCCTCATACAGGCTTTTCCCGTAGCTTTGCAGCGCGATCATAGCGCTGCGGATGTAGTTCTCATACCCGGAGCCGGTCTTCTCCACCAGCACGCAGCGCTCCGGCAAGGTCTCCGGCATGTCTGCGTACACCGGGCAATCCAGCTGGGCGGCGAGATAGTCGCGGATTGTTTTTTCGATAATCATAGCTATTTCCTCCGCTGGTATGCATTCACCCAGATTTTCTTCCCGTTTTTGCCCTTGCGCCAGTATCCTTCAACCTGTTTCCCGGTTCTCGGGGCGCTGGATGGCATTTTAACGCCCATCGCCTTGAGCATGGTATTATTTGTGGCGTTGTCCTGGAGCGCATCCGGATCCTCGGTATATACGGACACATTGGCGCGGGTCTTGCCGATATGCTGGCTGGTCTGGTACTGATCTCCCAGCTGAGCGCGGATGTTGTCCGCCTGAGCCTGGAGCACGTCCACAATCTCCTGGGATTTCAGCAGCGCCCGAATCCCGGCGCTGTCCAGCTCAATTTTCAGCTTACTCATACCGTTCCACCTTGACCTTTCGATTCCACCGGAGGGGGATCATCGCCTCAATGCCTTCTGTCACCGATCCATAACTGCGGAATTTCTGGCCAAAGAACTCCACCACGACATTGCTCCAGTCGTGATCGTCGCCCTTGGGCAGCGCCAGCGTGTAGGCAAGGCGCTTGCCGTACAGCTGTAGATCGTTGACGATGTCCTCGGTGGCAGGCTCCCCAATCAGCACATTGTGGACGACCTCAGGTGCCTCCGAATAAATCGGGGCCCCGAAGCCGTCCACACCGGTCTGGGTTTTGTTGTAGCGGATGATGTCAATCCCCTGCATTGGTCATACCCTCCAGCGGGGAGTGGGCCCCGATCCGGTTGCCCACGCCCAGCAGTTTTTTGTCCAATTTGGACAGATAGAGTTCTCCAACGGAGCCGCTGCCCATGGTCCAGCTCTGGCTGTAGCCCATGGCACTCATGCTGCCCTGAGTAGACCCCATGGGAAATTGGATGTCGCCGCCGTCTCCCGCACCCAGCTGCCGCCGGACCATCCGGCAAGAAACCAGACGTTTGGCATCCTCGCTGGCAGACTGGTTGTAGGCGTTAATGATGATAGCGGCCTCCTGGAGCAGCGCCTCAGCGCGGGTCTGTTCCTCCGACGTCAAGGCCCGGAAGCCTTCTTCCACGTCGTAGGCGGTGGCGTATGTCAGGTCAGATGCCATCTCATTCGCCCGCTTTGTTTTCCGGCGCAGCAGCTTCCTGGGGCCGTGCGTCTTCCGGCGCAGCAGCTTCCTTGGGCCGTGCGTCTTCCGACGCGTCGGCTTTCTGGCTGGACTTGGCCTTCCCTGCCTTCGCCGTCTTTCCGGGCCGCTGGTGCCCCAGCTTCAGGTACTCCTCCACCCGGCTGTCATCGACCCACATCTCCGTGCCGGTCATGGCATTAATCAACTTGGTCATATCGTTCACCTCACGCCTTGGTCAGCCGGTTAAACACGCTGGTATCACAGCGGAAGCCCACCTCGATCTCAGCGCGCACCGCGAACATATTCTGCTCAAACAGGTTAATGGTGGTGCTGCCGTCGGTCAGGGTAGCCTGATCGGAGACCGCAATCTGTACGCCCTCCACAGTACCATATACCGCCTGAGTCCAGTCACCAGCATAGCCAACGGTGGCAGGCACAGCCTCGACCTTGGGGGGGCCGTCACTGGCTGCTACCGGGGAAATGTACGCGCCCTTGCTCTGCTGCACCGGCGCACCCAGAATCATGGGCACAGCCCCCTCCGCCACGTTGTTGATAAACAGCGGGCGCTTGTTACCGTCCACCGCAGTCAGCAGCAGGCTCTTGCCCTTGGGAGAGAGTACCCAGCCGTTGAGGATGCCGCCGTGGTCGGCAATGTCCGCATCCGCAGCCACCAGACCGTTATAGGCGTTGGTGCCGATCTCCTGAGCGGTGCAGCTCTTGAGGGTGTCAAAATTGGATCCGGGGACGGCAAGACTGCCGAATACGGTCTTGTCAAACGCCTTGCCCAGTGCCTTGGGGAGCCGCTGAACCAGTGCATCGTACAGCGCCGAGGCGTCCCGCTTGAACTGGTTGGAAAACGGCACAATGACCGCCAACGTGTACGGGGTGATTACCTTGGTTGCAAGGCTGCCGCGCTTTACGGGCTTTTTCTCGGTTTCCCCTACCCATCCGGCTTCAGGGTCGCCGGTGATAACGGGGATGGTCACGCCCAAGCCCGGCAGCGTAATCTGCCGTGCCAGAGCCATGACGGCGGAGTCCTCCTGGGTCTTCTGCAAAATCTCCGATGCCACCGCCGTAGGCAGGGAGATGGAGCTGGTTCTGTTAAAATCAGTTGCCATGGTTTAATTCCTCACTTTCATTTTGTTGCTTTGTTAAACCAGTCCGCAAACTGGTCTCGTGTGCTGCCGCTCAGCTTGGCCTGAGGGTCGCCGCCATCCCGGATCGTGTTTACACTGTTCTGGGGCTTGGCATAGGCCAGGATTGCCTGAGCCTGCGCCTTGCAGCTGTCCTCATCCTCACCGTACAGGAGGTTCGCGGGGACGCCGGTCTCCTGGCTGACCTTTTCCCGGATGCTCCGGAGGTTGTCGGCCTTGGTGTATGCGTCCACCTGGGCCTGGAGCGCTGCAACCTTCTCCGTGGCCTTCTGGAGGTCGGTTTTGTCTGCCTCCTGCTCAGCGTCGTACTTGTCGGCCTTTTCCTTGAGCGTCGCATAATCCTGGTATTTCTCCCGCTCCCGTCCCAGCCGATCCGCTACAATGGCGTTCAGCTCGCTCTGGGTAAAGGTGCGTTCTCCCTGGGGTTCGGCCCTAGTACCGCTCTGATTGGTTGCCTGGTTCACAGTTGTCTGGTTCACAGTTGCCTGGTTCACAGTTTCTGCCATAATAATTCTCCTTCCGGCTTTTCCGCCGCCGTGGCGTAATTTTATACAAAAATAGCAGCGCCGGAATTCAGCACTGCCAATTGCATATGAAGTTTTATAGATTGCTCAGATCCTGCGTTCGATCAGCGCGATTACCGCAATAACGCCAATCCAAAACAAAGCCGAAGCCCACACAGGCGCCAGCACCCAAATCCAAGACCAACTGATAATGTCGGTGAGCTTCAGCACGATAAAAACAAGCGTCAGCAGCCCGCAAAAGCCAATGCGCACGCCGCTGCCGCTATCTGAATCTTTCATTTGTTTTCCTTTCTCCGGGCATAAAAAAACCACGGTGCAGCTGCATCGTGGTTTTTATTCGATTGGCATACCTTTGCGGTACGCTTCTTTTGCTTTCTCCAGACTCATCCGGTTTGCACCGCCTGCAAGTGTTGGCGTCCAAGACTGTACCGGGTCGTTTTCCCAACCGCAGATATCGCAGATGCCATATTCCTCAACTGTCGTTTTCCCGCATACCGGGCACTTCTGGTCATGGTCATGAATTTCGTTCGATTTCAATTTTCCAGTACGCCTCCTTCTGTTCTGGCTTGAAATAGGTTCGGATAGTTCCATCGGCGTTTATAACCAAAAACTCATTGGTGGCAAAGCTGTACTTTGAGATACTCCCGTCAGACCTTACCAGTTGGGCAACCTGTTCAGACGGTTCTCTAGCTGCCAGACTGTTTGCCAACCCTAAATACTGTTGCTTCGAGATATTGCCAAACTCTTTGGCGTGCTTTGAATAATGACTTTCCAGTAATTCCTCAGAAGCAAAAGTCTTTTTGATATGGCTACTGTACCAACTGTCTGCATCCAGTTTATCACGCCGCTTTCCTTTTGGCAAGCCATCAACCGAAATTTTCTTTGTTCCTGCATCTTCAAGTGCCTTGCGTGCAGCGTAGGCTTCCCGCTGCTGGGCATTGATCTTCTCTTTATTCTCCTCCCGCTGCGCCCGGCGCATGGAGTTGATTTTCTCACTGGGGGTATTGCCCTCAGCGCCCTCGTACATCCGGAGGTATTTGGCCGGATCATACCCGGCAACATTTGTCTTGGAGGAGAAGCGGATTGCATAGGTGCAGATACAGTGTGCGTGGATATGCTGAGCGTGGCCGTTTTTAATGGCCTTTTTGCTGGCCCGCTGCCATCCCCGGCTTGCCAGCGTCAGGCAGAATGCGCAGCTCATGCCGCCGGGGATCCAGGCGAATTCCGCCCCGTCCCGCAGCGCGTTTTTGAGGATGGTGTCCGCGCCGGTCTGCTTTACCAGCCGGCTGGTGGCGCCTGCCATCAGCGGAGGGCTGTCAAGCGTGCGATAAATAGCCTTTGCCACCTCTAACATGCTGGGCGGCTGGGCGGGCTCTGCGGGGCTGACGGTCACGCCCTCTGCCTCTGCCAGATCATCATACATCTGAGCTGCCAACTCCGCGCTGCCCTCGCCGTACTTTGTCACCAGCGCATTGGCATAGACGATCAGTCCCTCGGTGTCCTCCGCGCCGTACTTGGCAATATACTTTGCCATGGCGTCACCGGCGCGTTTGTCCAATTTGGACAGCCGCTGGACGTAATTATTCCAGTCCCGCTCCGAGATTGTCATTTGCATCATCCTCGTTGTCCAGCTCCGTCAGTACCTTCTGCCCTCTGACCCGCTGCTCCTGGGCGCGGATCCGCCGGATATCGGCCTGATCGAATCCGATCATCTCCAAAAACGTGTCGGTGGACGCGAATTCTTGCCGTGCCGAAGCAATCTTGATGGCGGCATCCGCGGTCACGGCCACGCTGGGCATAGCCGGATTTTTAAAATGCGCCACGATGTCCGTTTCTGCGTCCTCCAGCGCATCCAGACTGCAATTCCGGGCAACTGCCTGCGCCATCAGTGCAATGGTCTTGAGGCTGTCCCCGTTACCGGAGTTTAACTGCTGCGCCATCAACACCAGTGTCTGGCTCTGGGCAAGGATCGCGTCCGAGCTGGTGGGGTTGGCGTCGTTGATTATGCCCACATCCGTCACCGTCAGCCCGGTGGCGGCAGAAAACTGTGTTGCCACCATCCGGAGTTTATCCACATGGGGGCTGAGGCTGCCCTGGGCGAGCTGCCCGAAAGTTGGATTCTGCCCGGTTTCCGGATTTTGCGTCGCGGCGATCAGGCTGCCCATGTACTGCCGAAACTTGTCCGACATAATCACGTCATACTGCTCATCCGTAACACCCAAAAGGTACTTCTGCGGCGTGGTGTCGAATTCCAGCGCAATGGTAGCGTTGGCAAGGATCCGGATATAATCGTCAATCAGCGTCCGGATGGGGTATTTCAGCCGTGAGCGCCCAAACGGTTTGCCGTTGGTGGCATCCCACGCCATAGGCTCCATAATCGGTCTGCTGATGTTGTGCGCCACTCGCTTCTCCACAATCCACCCGCTCGACGTGCGGCCGAGTACGATAATGGCACCGTCGGTGTAGAGGTTCACTAGGGACGGCACCCAGCTGTCCTTGTATTTCTCATCCTTTGCGGTGTCGATGATTGCCAGACCGCAGGAGATTCGGCCTTTGTCGCCGTCCCACAGCGCCGATGCAGTGGCCGGGCTGTGCCAGCGGATCTTGCACCCCAGCTCATCATCCGGAGACAGCGTCGCAAAGACGCATCCATACCGCAATTCGTCCCGGCACGCCTTTTGATATTCGGCCACGAGCCGGTTTTTTCCGATGATTTCCGTCAGCGCCGTGGTGTCATTGCCATTCGCACCCACAAAGCCGTCAAACATGGACCGGGCAGCCAGCACGTCTACGGCCTTCTGGCCCCAGTTGCACCCGACCGCCAGTTTCCCCAGCCCGTCCGGCAGAGCAATGCCGATGTTGACGTCCCTCAGAGTGACCTGTCCTTCGTAATACTTGTCTTTGGTGGCGTTTTTCCCCTGATGGTAGTTGTATACGTCGGCAAGCTCCACCAGCTGCTTCTGTTCTGCGTCGTTCAGCCCATGGACGCGTCCAAAGTTCAAACTTGTCATTTCTTCACCCTCTTACCCGATTCTCATTTTGCGGTTGGGGTCCCGCTTGCTGGTCTTTGCACCCCAGAGAGCCAGGGCGCAAGCCTCGATCGGCAGGCTGTTGTCGCCGCCGAAGCCATACCCGCCGCCAAATGCCCGCTTGGTAGCAGTAACGGCGCTGTCGCTCAGCGCTGCCTGGGGTTTATACCAGCTGAGGGTGCCATCGTTGACGGCATCCGTCAGCACGGACACCGCCGCAATCACATTTCTGGTATTAGCGCGGACAACAGCATCCTTTGCCCGCCAGGTATCGGAGATCCGATCCACCAGCACATCCACGCCGTTGCGCCCGTCAATCACCACGCAGCTGGCACGGTCATACCGGGCGTTCAGCCAGTCGGCCAGCCACCGGATGCCACGGCCGCAGGGCTGCATATCAATCAGCGAGATCCGCGCCGGGCCCTCCTGGGGGATCACAGCGCCGCACAGGCAAACAGCGGACCCGTCAGCGGCAAACTTCACGCCGTAGGCGGTTTTTCCCTCTGGCTTCCGATTCTCCGATGCGCACTTTTCCCAGGCAGTTTTATTCAGGGCAAAGTCCTCCTGCTCCGTCAACACCGGGCTCCACCAGCCCAGTCGTTCCCGGGCAAAGCCGTCCCGGCTCATGCTCCGCAGCTCCTCGGCAGTGAAATCCTCGGCAAGATGGATGCCCAGCGCCGGATTCGTCCGATACCACAGGCTCCGATCGTCAACGTTGATCTTTTCCACATCGTCTCCGTCCGCACTCCACTCATGCCATGCGTCATGCGCACCGGGAGCCTGGAGGCAGGCCGTGCGTCGCCTGCGGAAAACAGTACCGGGGCACCCCGGATATGGAGGTGTCCCGGTATAGATAATCTGTCTGGTGCCGGTGGCCGATGCTGCCAGCGTTGCCATAATAGCCTCCACCTGATCGTCCGTCAGTTCCTGGGCCTCATCGTACACAACCAGGCTGAATCCGTCAAAGCCGCGGACAGCCTGCCGCGACCGTGAGGAGAATTCGATCACGCCGCCGTTAACCAGCTCAATGGCTTCCTCGCCATTGGTTCGGCGGATGTTTTTAACCAGAGCAATGATCTCATGGTGGCGCTTGTCGGTAAACATTTGCGCCAGCCGGTTAAAGCTCTTTTTCGCCGTCCGGACCTGATGCGCAGTATGAAGGATTTTCTCCCCGCTGACCACCAGCCCGAAAAACTCCCGAGCCTCCAGGCATACGTTTTTGCCGTTCTGCCGCGGAAGCGCCAGACCTGCGGAGGTAACGCTGTAAGCGCCGGACGTATCACGCCCGAGCCAGCAATCCACCACACTCCGCTGCCACGGATCCAGACTGTTGCCATAAGCCGCCATCAGGAGTGCAGCATCCTCGCCATCAGACCGTACCCGCTCCGGCTCCACCTGGATTCTCGGTGTCTGCGATCCAATGCGATCCGCTGCCATCGTCACGCCTCTTTTCGCCTGCCCAGAACAAGGGCCAACGCTGTTTCCGGGGCAGTCTTTTGACCGGCAGCTGTCGCGGCGGCTTTTGCATTGTCCGGCAGCTCCGCCAGGAGGATTCCGAGCCCGGTGCAATAGGATTTCCACAGGGCTTCATAGGCCTTAAACGCTGGGTTCTGGCGGACGCCGGACTGACCGCCGCCGTTGTCGTATTCGGTCAGCAACCCATCCTCGCCGATCTCTGCCCGAGCGTCGTCCAGCTTGATTTGCATCCAGCAAATGTTATCAAAAAGGGGCGTGAGCGCGTCAATTTTCTCAGCGTCCACACCACTTTCCCGCCAAAAACGGGTCATTTTTCGCGCTGCTTTTTTACAGCGCTTGGAAATCTCCGCGCGTGCGCGGATAGATGTATTTTCTGCCATTCGGCATCCTCCTTCCCCTGGATTGACCACCCCCTTCTGGGGCTATCCCTCGGGGGTAAATCGGCGCTGGACGACGATGGGCGCGCCTCGGCACGGGGCCGGGGACCTCCCCCTACCACTCGCCGTCGGACACCTTAGGCAAATGTTTTGGTTGCGAAAACACGTCGCCTGTCCTTGCGCCTTTCTGCTGATTGCAGACGTAATGCGCAGCTTGCAGATTGTTCCAGTCTTCGGCGGCGGCGCGGGGGGACGAGTAACCAAACTCCCGCCATCTGGAGACCGGCCGAATCTCATCCACCACAAAGCTCAGCGGATGCTTTGCATCAGACGGCTCGTCGTAGTGAATCGGCCCGAGCTTTCCGTGACAGATCCCGCACTCACCACCCAGGGCTTTGAGCCGCGCCCGATGCTTCCGTCGCAATGCGCCGTTCGCATATCTTGGATTGTTCATTCTTTTCACTCTTTCCAGAATACACGATATCACAGGACCCATGTGACATTCAAGGACATCTTAGGACATGGCGCGCAGTTGTCGCAGGGCCTCACCGTGCAGCCGGATCACATGGCGGTAGCTGTAGCCCAGCTCCACCGCCGTCTGCTCCCAACTGTGTAGCAGGATGTACCGTTGCACCAGCACGTTGTGTTCCGGCCCCTCCGGTAGCTTTGCAATCAGGTCAAGGGCCTCAGCCTTGGCAGCGATCAGCTGACTGATGCGCCGTGCAATTCTGTCCTTGCCGTCAGCCACCTGGATCGCCAACGCTTCCACACTGCCCCTTCCAGCGGAGGACTGCACGATGGGTTTCCCGTAGTCAAAACTCTGGATGGAGCTAAGGCTTTCCTCCAGCTGGGCCTGTTCCTGCTGGAGGGCTTTAATCTCCTGATCGATGTGCAGTGTACGCCGCAGTATCTCCCTCGGGTCTTTCTTATCTACGTTGTCCATAAGTTACTACCTCCCCCCAGAATTTATATATGGCCCATACAGCAAGTCCGGTCTGGGCAACCAATATTCAATGTAAACGAACTCGCCCCACTCATTCCGGACGCCGTCCCGCTCGACGATAACTGCACCGACAGGTGCTTCAAGCGTTACATCATCCGGCACGTCGATGGTCTCAACCTCTGGGCGTTTCAACCCACGGCACGGGGTCCATGTCTGC